CATGTTCATGGGCACCACCCCCTTCATCACGGTCCGCGCCCGCCGACCGCTCACCGAGATCGAGTTCTGCGCCTGGGTGGCGCAGGCCGTGCCGGGCGACCGGCTGGAATACCATCGCGGCTTTCTTACGCTCGATCGTTGTCAGGGATTGTCCCGCTTCACGACCGAAGAACGCACAAGGCTGACCTGGCTAGGCGCCCGCGCGTTCTGGGCCGCCGAACAGGGCCTCGTGCACCTGGTGCAAGAGCGCTTGGGTCCCGACCAGTTCGCCTACATCGCCGTTGCCCGCCCCAAGCCGAAGGCCGCAGCCGTGTCGCTGTCCGCGCTCCTGCTCGCCGAGCAGGAGGCCGCATGATGACCGCCTTCCAATCCCTCTTTGCCGATCATGGAGACCCTTACATGCCGTTCCCCGCGAACACCCCCACCGTCGACGACCTGCCGGGCCTCGGCTTGCAGGACATCGCCCAGCTGCCCGTCGAGTTGCTGGCCATCCTGCAACGCGACGTCGACGAGCGCATCAAGCGTGACAAGGCCGCGAAGGCCCGCCTCGATGGCGCGCTGACGGTCCGCTACGCCACCCGCGCCGCCGAGGAGCGGCAGGCGGCTGGCAAGGACACTGGCACGATCCGCTTCGACGACGGGGATTTCACCGTGGTCGCGGATCTGCCGAAACGGGTCGACTGGGATCAGGATCGCCTCGCCGCCATGGTCGAGCGCATCCGCGCCGCCGGGGACGACCCCGCCCAGTATGTCGACATCGCTTTCAAGGTGCCTGAGCGCAAATACGCCGCCTGGCCCGATGCCATCCGTGCCGGTTTCGAGCCCGCGCGCACCGTCCGGCCCGGCACGCTGAAGATCGAGATCGTCCCGCAGGGGAGCGATCAATGAGCCTGCGCATCATCTCCGCCGACGACCGGCTGCGCGAGGCGCAGGGCAAGACCACCATGGCCCTGTTCGGGCCGAGCGGCGCGGGCAAGACCACGCTGCTGAAGACCCTGCCGCCCGCCGAGACGCTCTGCATCGATCTGGAGGCGGGCCTCAAGTCCGTCCAGGACTGGCCGGGCGACAGCATCCCGATCCGGCGCTTTTCCGACGCGGTCGACATCGCCTGCCTGATCGGCGGCGCGAACCCGGCCGCCCAGCCCGAGGAGCATTTCTCGGAGGCGCACCACGCGCATCTGCGCGCGCAGCATCCCGAGCTGGCCGAGAAGATCGATACCAAGCGCATCATCTTCGTCGACAGCATCACCGACCTGACGCGCCAGGCCATGGCATGGGCCAAGACCCGGCCCGAGGCGCTGTCGGAACGCACCGGCAAACCGGACACGCGCGGCGCATACGGGCTTCTGGCGCGCGAGGTCGTCGGGCTTCTCAAGCACCTTCAACATGCGCCCGGCCGCACCGTGATCTTCGTCGGCATCCTCGAGAAGGTTGTCGACGACATGAACCGGGTGACCTGGCAGCCGCAGATGGACGGCGGAAAGGTCGCCCGCGAGCTCCCCGGCATCGTCGATCAGGTGCTGACCATGAGCCTGTTCACGCAGGATCCCGGTGCGGGCCCCGATGCGCCCCCGACCTGGCGGCACGATCCAGACAAGGGCAGCGCGCGCCGCCTCGTCTGCCAATCCGGCAATCCGTTCGGCCTGCCGGCCAAGGACCGCAGCGGCAGGCTCGACATGACCGAGCCGCCCGATCTCGGCGCGCTCCTCACCAAGATCAACCACGCACCGAAAAGGATGACGACATGACTTTCGACATGAACGATGTGGAGCCGCAGCAGTCCGGCGACCTGATCCCCGACGGCACCTTCGCCAAGCTGGTGATGACGCTGCGCAAGGGCGGTACCGACGGGTCGAGCGATGCGGATCGAGGGCTGCTCAAGGCATCCAACCAGCCCGGCAGCGACGTTCTGATGCTCGACGCCGAGTTCACCGTGGCTGAGGGGCCGCACGCCCGGCGCAAGTTCTGGCAGAACTTCACCGTGCAGGGCGGCAAGCTCGACGAACAGGGCCAGTCGATCGGCTGGAAGATCTCCAAGAGCCAGTTCCGCGCCATGATCGACAGCGCGCTGGGGCTGAACCCCGAGGACATGAGCGAGGCGGCCAAGGCCAAGCGCGTCCTGCGCGGGCTCGCCGATCTCGACGGCATCAGCTTCGTCGCGAAGATCCAGATCGAGCCGAGCCGCAACCCCGCCTACAAGGACGCCAACAAGCTCGACCATGTCGTGCTGCCCACCGCGCCCGAATGGCAGAAGGTGATGGCGGGCGAGCCCGTGCCCGCGCAGCCGTCGAACAAACCCCGCCCCGCCGCCGCAGCCGCGCAGCCCGCGACCCCGGCATGGGGCCAGCCGCAGTCGGCCTCCGCGCCGGCGGCGCCTGGCTGGGGCGCGCCGTCGGCTCCCGCCCAGCCCGCCACCCAGGCACCGCCCGCCGCCAAACCCGGCAACGGCCCAGCCTGGCTGAACCCGTGAGCCCGGACGAATGGCAGGCGCATGTCACCACAGAGGCGGCACTGGCGATGGGACGCTGGCTCGAGGCGCGCGGGCGTCTCGACCGTCCCATCGCCAGCCTGACCCGGCAGGATCTGGAATGCATGGCATCGAACGCCATCAGCCGGTTCATCGTGCTGTCCTCCGAACGCCGGACCGCCGCGCCGGACAAGGAGGAGCGCGACGCGCTGGACCTGCTGCTCATGGGGTGACGCGCGCGGACCTCGCCCGGCGCGTGCCCTGCGCCCACTGCGGTCGCGAGGCCCGGGGCTTTGGCTACTGCCACGGCCTGCGCTGGGACCGCCACCCTCATTACCGCTTCTGCTCGATGGCTTGCCTGATGGCGGGCTCGGCCAACGCCAAAAGGAACCACGGCATGATCGACAAGACCGACATGGAGACGCGCGCCATCGTGGAGGCCCGCAGGATGCTCGCCGAGGCGCTGACGGAGATGGGCCTGATGGAGCCCTTCTTCGACCGCCCGGCCGCGGACATCGACCGCGTGATCGAGGCCTGCGTCGATGGCTTTCAGGCCTCGATGCAGCGCCAGTCCGACAACGGCGACGTGCCGTTCTGAGGGGGCGCGGATGCTGGTCGATTTCAATCACGGTTCGGGCTTTATCTATGGCCGCGACGCCTCTGAACCGGAACCCCTCGGCGCGCGGATCAACGGCCGCATCGATGCCGCGCTGGAGGCCGAACGCGAGGGACAGCGCCCGCGCAACTATCTGGGCGCCAGCCGCATCGGCGAGCCTTGCGCGCGGCGGCTGGTCTACGAGGTCACCCACACGCCGCCCGATCCCGGCAAGGATTTCGAGGGACGCGTTCTTCGCATCTTCGCGGCCGGTCATGTTTTCGAGGATCTTGCGATCCGCTGGCTCCGGCAGGCCGGGTTCGATCTGCGCACGCAGACGCAGGCTGGCGGCCAGTTCGGTTTCGAGACGGCGGGCGGGCGCATTCGCGGCCATGTGGACGGCGTGATCGTCGGCGGCCCGGAGATCGGCCTCGAATGGCCTTTGCTCTGGGAGCACAAGGCGCTGAAAGCCTCGTCCTGGTCGGACACGGCGAAGAAGGGCGTGCAGCTCTCGAAGCCCGTTTATTTCGGGCAGATGCAGATCTACATGGCCTACATGGGCCTCGGGTCCGCGCTTTTCACCGCGCTGAACAAGGACACCTGCGAGCTCTACCACGAGCATGTGCCGTTCGATCCGTCCGCCGCGCAGGCGCTGTCGGACAAGGCGGTCGACGTGCTGCGCGCCGCGGACGCGGGCGATCTGCTGCCGCGCATCGCGACCAGTCCCGACTTCTTTCTCTGCCGGTTCTGCCCGTTCGCAACCCGTTGCTGGGAGGACCGGGCATGACCGTCACCCTTTCTGATGCCCAGGGCCGCGCCATCGCCGCGATCCGCGACTGGTACGAGACGCGGCGGCACGACCAGCAGATCTTTCGACTGTTCGGCTATGCCGGGACCGGCAAGACCACCATCACCGCCATGGCGATCGAGGCGCTGGGGCTTGAGCCGATGACCCCGGGCGGGCTTGGCGGGGTGCTCTTCGCCGCCTTCACCGGCAAGGCGGCGCTCGTGATGACGCGCAAGGGCACACCCGCCCAGACCATCCACAGCCTGATCTACCGGGTTTCCGAAGCGACCCCGGAGGAGATCGCGCGCGCGACCGAGGATCTGGCGGCGCTGCGGCGCGACCTGCCGCGCATGGGCCCGGCCGAGCGGGGCTTCGCGATGACGCGCATCGCCCAGCTCGAGCTGCGCCTCGAGGACATCCACCAGCCGAAGTTCCTGATCAACGAGCAGTCGATCCTGCGCGACGCGGACCTCCTGGTGCTCGACGAGGTGTCGATGGTGGGCAAGGAGATGGCCCACGATCTCATGGCCTTCGGCAAGCCGATCCTCGTGCTGGGCGATCCGGGCCAGCTGCCGCCCGTGAAGGGCACGGGCTTTTTCACCGAGACCGCCCCGGACGTGATGCTGACCGAGGTGCACCGCCAGGTAGGCGACAGCGCCATCCTGCGGCTCGCGACATTGGCCCGCGAGGGACTGCCGATCCCACCCGGCGCGCATGACGACCATGTCTGGAAGATGTCGCGCCACGAGGTCGGCCCCGCACAGATGCTGCAGGGCGGTCAGGTGATCTGCGGCACCAACGCAACGCGGCGCTGGCTGAACACCGCGATGAAGCGCGCGGCCGGGTTCGGTGCCGATTATCCGACAGGCGGCGGCGAGAAGATCATCTGCCTCAAGAACCGCCACGATCTCGGGCTGATCAACGGCATGTTCCTGACCCTCACCGAGGTGCGGCAGGATCCGGACGACGCCTTCGCCTTCAGCGCCATGGTCGAGACCGAGGACGGGGTGAGCCTCGGCGGGCGGCAGAGTTTCTGGCGCGGCGAATATGCCGATCATGTCGCCTACGACCCCGAGCGCGGGCGACGGGAGTGGCAGATCCGGCGCGGGCTGATCGAGTCCAGCTGGGGCTACGCGATCACCTGCCACAAGTCGCAGGGCTCGCAATGGGAGAACGTCGTCGTGTTCGACGACGGGTTCGGGCGCACCGCCGCCGACCGCAACCGCTGGCTCTACACCGCGATCACGCGGGCCGAGAAAGGTCTGGTGATCCTTGCTTGACCTCAACGACGCCAAACCGCTCGGCGGCGAGTCCCTGCGCTACGATCTCGATCTGGTGGTGGCGCGCCTTCGCGAGACCGCCGAGATATGGGTGCCTCGCCTGTTTCCGCGCGGGCGCAGGTCGGGCGACGAGTGGCGGCTCGCCAACATCCGGGGCGACGCGCCGCGGAACACCGGCTCCTGCGTCATCACCCTGCGCGGCGCGCATGCTGGTGACTGGATCGACTTCGACGGCAATCAGGGCGGCGGTCCGATCAGCGCCATCGAGGAAGCGACCGGGCTCGACGGCCGGGCCCTGATCGTCGAGGCAGCCGAGATCGCGGGCATCGCGCCCGGCGCACCGGAACGCCGCGCGCCGCCGACGCCGCCACCGATGAAGCGTGATCCCGCGCTCGAGATCGCGCACATCATGACGGGTGCTGAGCCGATCACGGGCTCTCTGGTCGCGCGGTATCTGACCGGACGCGGCCTGGCCGTGCCCCCGGCCGCCGATCTGCTGTTTCACCCTGACCTGACCCATTGGGAGACGAAGACCGGCTATCCGGCCATGCTTGGACAGGTCCGCGACCGCGATGGCGCGGTCATCGGCCTGCACCGCAGCTACCTTGCCATCGAGGGGGCGGCGGTCGCCAAGGCGCCGCTCGACAAGGCAAAGAAGATGCTGGGCCGGGTGGCCGGTGGCGCGGTGCGTCTCGCTGAACTCGGCGACGGCGATCGGCTGGCGCTTTCCGAAGGGATCGAGACCGGCCTCGCGGTGATGACCGCATGCCCCGATCTGCCGGTCTGGGCGACGTTGTCGACATCGGGCGTCGAACAGGTCGATCTGCCGCCTGGCGTCCGGCGGGTGCTGATCCTGGCCGACAACGACGCCTCCGGGGCCGGTCTGCGGGCCGCCGAGGCTGCCGCCCGGCGCCTGCGCGCGCAAGGCCGCGACGTGGCCGTCGTCCTGCCGCCCGAGGAAGGCGAGGATTTCAACGACCTGCTGCTGCGCGAAGGGTCCGAGGCTGTCGCGGCCCTGATCGCAGATGCGGAGGCCATCACCGAGGCAGAACCCACACTGCTGATCGGGCAGCACCGGCCGATCAATTATCAGGGCAACGGCGAGGCCATTCCCACCTTGCGTGCCGACGAGGGCGATCTGGCCCGCTCGGTCGAGCGGGTCTGGAGCCTGCTGATGGCCTCGAACCGGACGCCGTGGGTATTCCGTTTCGCCGGGCAGCCGACATGGGTGGTGCCCGACGACGAGGGCCGTCCAGTCGCCACCGCGATCACCGAGGAACGGCTGCGCCACATGCTGGCGCGGCTGGCGCACTGGAAGAAGCTGAATGGCAAGGGCGAGCTGGTCGCGGCCCCGCCGCCGATCGCAGTGGTCAAATCCGTGCTGGCGACGCCCGATCCGGCGCTGCCCGTGCTGGTGGGCATCGTCAACACGCCCGTGTTCGGTCGCGGCGGTACGCTGCTGACCACGCCGGGATATCATCCCGACGCGCGGCTTCTCTATGCCCCGACGCCCGGGTTCGTGGTGCCGACCATTCCGGCCAAGCCGTCAGCCGCCGAGGTTGCCGCCGCCCGCAATCTGCTGTGCGAGGATCTGCTCGGCGATTTCCCCTTCGTTGGTCCCGCCGAGATGGCGCATGTGATCGCGCTGCTGCTGCTCGGCTTCCTGCGCGGGATGATCGACGGGCCGACGCCGCTGCACCTGATCGAGAAGCCCAGCCCCGGCTCCGGCGCCACGCTGATGGTCGATGCCGTCGCCACCATCCTCACCGGCTCAGGCGCGAGCGTCATGACCGAGGGGCGCGACGACGACGAATGGCGCAAGCGCGTCACCGCCAAGCTGCGCCAGATCCCCGCCATCGTGCTGATCGACAACCTGCGCGCCAAGCTCGACAGCTCCGCGGTCGCGGCCGCCCTGACGGCGCCATTCTGGGAGGACCGGATCCTCGGCGCATCGGAAATGGCGCGGCTGCCGATCCGCTGCCTCTGGATCGCAACCGGCAACAACCCCGAGTTCTCCAACGAGATGGCGCGCCGCCTCCTGCGCATCCGGCTTGATCCCCACGAGGAGCGACCGTGGCAGCGCACCGGCTTCCGCCATCCCGATCTGATGACCTGGGTGCGTGCGAACCGCCCCCGGCTGGTCGCCGCCTGCCTCACGCTCTGCCAGGCGTGGATCGCCGCCGGAAGGCCGCGCGGGGCGCGCACCATCGGCTCCTTCGAGAATTGGGCGCATGTCGTGGGCGGCGTGCTCGAGGTCGCGGGCATTCCCGGCTTTCTCGGCAATCTCGACGAGATGATGGAGGCCTCCGACAGCGAGGGCGCGGGCTGGAGCGCCTTCATCGCGGCATGGTGGGACCAGTTCGGGACTGCCGAGGTGGGCGCGGCCGACCTCTTCGACGTGGCCCTGTTCTGCGATCCGGCGCCCCCCATCACCGGCCACACGGACCGCGCGCAGAAGACCAGCTTCGGGATCGCCATCAAGAAGATGCGGGACCGCGTATTCCAGGTGGGCGATCTGACGCTCAGGCTGGTCCAGGCGGGCACGTTTCGGCGGGCGGTCAAATGGCAGCTGAAGGTCTCGGAGCAACCGTCGCGTCCGCAATCGGGCGCACGAGGGCCCGACGCGTGTGAACCTCGGGCCGCGGGTGTGAACCTCCAGAACCGAGGTTCACACGATCAAGGCATTGATCGGAATGGCAAATGTGAACCTTGTGAACCTTGTGAACCTCTCCCAACCCTTACGCACGCGCGCGCGCACGCACATGCGAAGGATGATGCCGGAAAAGGTTCACAAGGTTCGCAAGGTTCACAAAGCCCTGTGAATTCAGATACTTGTGCGTGTGAACCTCAGTGTGAACCTCCCGCGGCAGGTTCCCGAGGTTCACCCGTCCCCGATTGGCTGAGGGAGCTCGATCCATGAGCCCCGCATGCCCCGCCGATCACCCCATCGAGCACCAAACCGGAAAGGAGCCCATCATGGCCCATGTATCTCTGACATCCACTCCAATGAGCGCCCCGTTTCCCGGCGTGCCTGTCGTCCTCGCCCTCGATCTCGGCACCACGACCGGCTGGGCCCTGCAGGCCGCTGACGGACTGATCACCAGCGGCACCGTGTCCTTCCGGCCCAGCCGCTACGACGGCGGCGGCATGCGCTACCTGCGGTTCCGGGGTTGGCTAGAACAGCTGGCGCACGATGCCGGCGCCATCACCGCCATCCATTTCGAGGAGGTGCGCAGGCACGCCGGTACCGACGCGGCGCATGTCTATGGCGGGCTGCTCGCCACGCTGACGTCGTGGGCGGAGACCGCGGGCGTCGGCTATCAGGGCGTGCCGGTCGGCACCATCAAGCGCCACGCCACCGGCAAGGGCAACGCGAACAAGGACGCCATGATGGCCGCCGCTCGTGCGCGCGGGTTCTCGCCTGCCGACGACAACGAGGCCGACGCCATCGCGATCCTGCTCTGGGCGCTGGAGACCCGGGGAGGTGTGCAATGAGCGGCATGCGGTTCACGCCCAAGGGCTATGGCGGTCACCGCCGCAACCCTGACGAGGTCAAGCGCGACGGCTGGAAGGAACAAGGCCTGTTGGCCGTCGCCATCGACGACGACCGCCTGACCTGGCCCGAGCGCGAGTTGGTGCGCCAGCTCGGCGAGCGGCTCTACGGCAAGCGGGAACGGGAGGCGCGTCATGGGTGAGTGGACCACAGCGCAGGTGCAGGATCGGCTGGAGCTTGCGGCGGCCGTTATGCGGCAGATGCCGGGCGTCATGCCGCAGGGCTTCTTCAACGCCTGGCCCGAGTATTTCCACAGCTTCGCCGACAAGGTCGGTCAGGAGCCGCAGATGCGTCGGCCGAGGCCCAGCCCGCGCCAGATCACGCAGGCCGAGGAAGCGATGCTCTGGCTGCGCTGGCTTGAGCCCGAGGATGCGCGCCTGGTCTGGGTCCGCGCCGACGGCATGGCGTGGAAGCCGATCTGCTGGCAGTTCGGTCTGTCGCGCACGGCCGCGACCAAGCGCTGGCAGTACGGCCTTGCGGTGATCACCTGGCGGCTGAACGGTCGCGTGCCGTCGCCCCGACGCTCGCAGCAGTTCGTCATTGAAAACGCCAATCGACTGTCAAGAAAAATCGTCCTCTGAGGAAATTTTCGGGTGTACATCGCAGGGCCTTACACATTTCGACGAGGCCGTTAGAAAACGAATATGCTCGGGAGAGGAGCGCGCAGGCAGACGCTGCGCCGCTGGCTTCCGGGGTTCAGCGAGGGGTGCAGCCGGGGTCCAATGGGCTAACCCATTGAGGTCTTGGTTCCTTCCTGGCGACATTCGTATGCTGGCGGGCGAAGCGCGGGACATCGCCAGCGACAGGGCCGGATTTTTGGGAAGCCACCCGGAAGCCGGAGCCACGCGCGCCCCACGCAAACACCAATGAATGCTGGCCTTCCGACCGGACACCGCTGGTAGCCGCTGGACCCCGTGTGGAGTCCGGCCCGGCATCCGGAGTCCGGAAGCCACCGGCATCCACCCGACCGAGGAACCTTGCCCACCATGACGCTGAGCTTCGCCCCGGACGCGATCGAGACGTGGCCGCTGTCGCGCCTGCAGCCCTACGCGAAGAACGCGAAGGCGCATGGCGCGGATCAGGTCGCGAAGATCGCCGCCAGCATGGCCGAGTTCGGCTGGACCGTGCCCTGCCTTGTGGCCGAGGATGGCGAGCTGATCGCGGGCCACGGCCGCGTGCTGGCCGCGACGCAGCTCGGGCTGACCGAAGCGCCGGTGATCGTGCTGGGCCACCTGACCGAGGCGCAGCGGCGGGCCTACCGGATCGCGGACAACAAGCTGACCGAACTCGGCACTTGGGACGAGGCGCTGCTGTCGGCGGAACTGAACGATCTGCTGGCCGAGGATTTCGACCTGTCGCTGGTCGGCTTCTCGGATGGCGAACTCGACAAGCTGCTGGCGTTCGATCCGG